CAGGCCAACTGCACGGCGGTCCAGAGGTTCAGGCTTTAGAGAAGGAATGGGCCGAGCATTTCGGCTTTAAACATGCGGTTGCGATGAACAGCGCTACAAGCTGTTTGATTGCTGCCTGTGGTGCCGTAGGGGCAGGACAGGGGGACCGGGTTATCGTGCCACCGCTCACCATGAGCGCTAGCGCGACTTGCATGATGCCTTGGGGAGCAAGGCCAATTTTCTATGATATTGAGCCGGATTATTTCTGCCTGGATCCCAACAAAGTCCATCCAGAATATGCCAAGGCCATCATCACGGTTGACATTTTTGGACAAATCTCAAATTCAGAATTGAGAAAACACGGGCTTCCGATTATTCAGGACGCTTCTCAGCGCCCTTTGCCCGGAGGCTTTGGCGATATCGTTGTCCATTCCCTGAATTATCACAAGCATATCCATTGCGGTGAGGGCGGGATGGCTTGCACGAACAATGATTTCTATGCTGATAAGCTCAGACTCATTAGGAACCACGCCGAGTGTGGGCAGGGCGTCCTTGGCGCTTTTTGGAAAGGTCTTTACGGGTTCAACTTCCGTCTGACGGAAATAGAAGCCGCTATTGCCCGTGTACAGCTCACCAAGTTACCGGCAGAGATAGAGCGCCGCCAAGCGAGCGCAGAAACGATTGAAAACTTGGCTCCGGTTCGGCCTGGCACGCAGCATGCTTGGTATCTTTTCCCGCATCTGGAAGAGGTCCAGGACAGCTTCAAGTATGCAAAACCACTTTATAACCTGCCTTTATTGAAATCGGATCCGGATCGGTATCCAGTAACTGAGCAAGTGTGGAAGTCGATTTGGATGACCCGGCCGTGAGCCGTTTCTTGAAAGGGGATCGGATCCGACTGGCGCATTTCGGCCCGCATCTGGTCAGCTTGTTTTATCAAAAGTGGCTGAACGATCCAGAAATTAACCGGTATACGTCGCGAGGTCGATTCCCAGTAACTTGGGACGATTGCAAGCAGTATGCCCAGACCTGTCAGTCCGAAAGCCGTATCGTGATGGCTATTCTGCTGAATGAGGGGGTAGTTACTGCCCCGTCCGGTGATCTGACTGAGCACATTGGGAACATTACCCTGCAACAAATCAATCTGTTTGATTGCAGTGCAGAACTGGCTATCCTGCTAGGCGAAAGGCAGGGTGAAGGATACGGACTGGAGGCAGCCCGTCTACTTTGCACCCATGGCTTCAATACATTGGGCTTAAATCGCATCTACTGCGGCACGCATGAAGAGAATATCGGTATGCAAAAGCTGGCCATAAAACTTGGAATGAAAGAAGAAGGCCGCAGGCGGCAAGCCATCTGGAAGAACGGGAAGTTCTCCGATGTCATCGAATACGGAATTTTAAAAGAGGAATTCAAATAAATGCCGGTTTCCGCTTCCTCTACAGGCTCAAGTTTTACTGTTTTATCCACGACAGACCTGAAAACCCACCTGCGCGTTACTGATACCAACAGTGACTCCTATATCGGCGCGCTGGCGGATGTGGCTATAAGCTTGGTAGAGGCTCAAACCGGGCGCTCCCTGGGTTCCAGAAAATACACCTGGACGATGGACGGCTTTCCTTGCCAGAGCTATCTTTATGTTCCCAAGCCACCCCTGCAATCAGTAACCAGCATCACCTACATTGATACGGATGAATCCACCCAGACGTGGGGCTCTACCTATTACACGGTAGATACAAACAGCGTCCCGGCCCGGATTTCTCCTGCTTATCAGGAGAGCTGGCCTATTAACCTAAATATCCCGAACTCAGTGACCATTACTTTCACGGCTGGTTATGGGTCATCTTCTCAGGTCCCGGCGGCATTGCTGCACGCGGCAAAGTTTATCGGCGCTCACTTGTGGACAAATCGCCAAGATGTGGTGATGGGTAACGGTTTCCAAACGGCTGTGACCATCCCTCAAAACTCCAGTTGGTTGCTGGCTCCTTATCAGGTGCCGTTCTTTGAGGGTTATTGATGGATATCGGCAAGATGGATCGGCTGATTACGATCCAAGCTCCCACCGTGACCTATGACAGCGAGGGCAGCGCTTCCAAAAGCTGGTCAACTGGTTATCAGGTTTGGGGCGAAGTGATCCAGAAGGGCGGTCGGGAAACCTTTCGGCATGAACAAGTAAGTGCCGAGGCAGATATCATCTTCAGGATCTATTACAACGCAACGGTAATCCCGGACAGAACCCAAAGGGTTGTCTATAACTCCACCAATTACAACATTGTGGATGTTCGCGAATTGGGCTATGGAGAGCGCTGGGAAATCATGGCTAAATCGGTGCCAGTTGTATGACGATTGAAGCAGATTTGCGCGGGATCTTGACCGGCAGCACCAGCGTTGCCGCATTCTCTAGTAATCGAGTTTATCAGGATCAATTGCCGCAGAATCCATCCTATCCGGCCATTAGTTTCCTGCTGATTAGCGAAATTCGCTACCCTCTGATGGGAGTGGATGCGGTTAATATCCAGAGTCGATATCAGTTTGATTGCTGGGGCACCAGCCCATCCAGTGCAAACGGGTTGAAAAATGCTGTTATTGGGGCTATCGAACGGTATGGCTCCAGCACCGGCACCAAAGATATTGAAACCATTTTTATTGAAGACGTGCAAACCATTCCAGAGCGCGATCCGGATGAAGAAGTCTTCCGGCGGACGATCGACGCCATTGTTCACTACAGGAGTTCATAAACAATGGCTAATTTTATTCTTAAAAACCAAAAGATCCTTGTAGGGCATATTCATATCACCAGCAGGGCTAACGCTGCAGCCCTGAGCCAAGCAGTAACGGCGCTTGATGATACTACCTTCGGGCAGGACACCATGTCCAACCTGCCGGGCCTGCGCTCGATTGCTTGCAGCGTCTCTGGATTGTATGATCCAGAACCGGAATACGATGCCGCTCTATCCAGTCAGTTAGGTTTGACGGGCCGACCGTTCACACTGGCTGATAGCACCACAGTCACATCCCTGGCATACTTTTTCAACTCAATGCTTTCTGAATACACGCCATTTGAAAACAGCGTCGGAGAGCTGGCAGGGTTTAACACCGGAGCCGTGGCCACTAAAACCACCAGCGGCAATGCTGATTTGGTTCGCGGGCAGGTGGGTTACTGGACGGAGAACTTTACCACTAGCGCTAACGGAACGTCTGTCAACTTGGGGGCCGCTACTACAAGCCAGAAAATCGGCGCCGCGTTGCATTTGTTTGGAATCCCTAGCAGCACCTTTAGCTTTGCGGCTACCATCCAGTCTGCCGCCAGCAGTGCGGCCAGTTCCAGCCAATGGACAAACCGGTTTACCTTCGACACTCTGACGGCCAAGGGTTCAACCTTCCAGACCAGCACCGGCAATATTACCGATACCTGGTGGCGCTTTACACACGCCACGGTATCCAGTTCTCAATCAACTGGCCTTAGTGCTGTAGGTGTTTTCGGGATTTATTAGGGCGGAAAGACTTAAGGAGACTAGCTAATGGCAACATTAGTGCTTGATGATGCATATGTGATTATGAACTCCACCGCCATTTCCGGTGTTCGGCAGGTGGCAATCAACCACCAGGTTAACGCAGTGGATGACACGGTGATGGGTCAAGATACCCAATCGAACCTGCCCGCACTGAAAAACTGGAATGCTTCGATTACATTTGCCCAAGATTTCAACGGCGCAGCGGTGGATTCCCAACTGAACGGCCTGATCGGCTCTCGGTTCCTGTTACAGGTGCGCGTTACCAGCTCGGCCCGCAGCACTCAAAACCCGGAATACCAGGGCTATGCCATGATCACCGATTACAGCATTTTCTCTGGCGGCCCTGGAGACTTTGCCGAGGCTCCTGTTTCGCTTGTTCCGGCAAAAAGCTCGACAGGCGGAAACAGCACTCCGGACTTAACTCGGACTACTTCATCGACATAACTTCCAACTTAGGCGGAAAGGCGGAACAAATGATAGAGGGTTTGCAGTACTGCACCCGGTGTATTATGCCGGAGACGCAGGAAGGCGTTTCTTTCGATGATATGGGCATCTGTACGGCATGCCAATCATCCGAACAGAAGATGCACATCAACTGGCAGCAGCGCCGGGAGCAATTGTCGGAAATCCTAGCAGAGGCCAAGGCCAGCGCTGGGGATAACTACGATTGCATCATTCCCATTAGCGGTGGGAAAGACAGCTTTTTCCAGCTTCATGTGCTGGTGAAAGAGTTTGGACTTAAACCGCTGGCAGTGACCTTCTCTCACAACTGGTTTTCAAAAACCGGCTACCACAACCTAATGCTGGCACTGGAAACCTTTAATGTTGACCATATCCAGTTCACGCCAAACCGTAAATTGGTGAATCAGCTTGCCAAAAAATCTATATATAAAATTGGGGATGCTTGCTGGCATTGTCACTCAGGCGTCGGGGCGTTCCCGTTGCAAGTGGCTGTCAGGTTCGGCATCCCCTTATTAGTTTGGGGAGAATCGATTTCTGAAGCCTCCGGGCGCGCTTCTTACGAGGCCCCCGTGAGGCATTTTGATCGAGAATACTTCGAAAAGGTTTCGGCTAAAGTCCCTCCGGCGGCTATGCTGGGCGATGGAATTACCGAGCAGGATCTATCGCCTTTCAGGCTCCCTACGGCGGAAGCTTGCGAAGCCATCGGGCTAAAAGGCATCCATCTGGGCGATTACATCTTCTGGGACGATGAAAAACAAATGGAATTCGTCCGGGATCATTACGGATGGAAAGAAACCCAGCTTGAAGGCACTTACAAGTGCTATAAATCTGCCGAGTGCATTATGCCGGGCGTCCATGACTTTGCCTGCTACCTCAAGCGCGGGTACGGCCGGGCGACATACCAGGCAAGCCTTGATGTCAGAAATGGGCTACTGACCCGCTCAGAAGGTCATCAGCTTGCAGCGCAATACGATCCTGAACGTCCGTATGCCCTGGATTATTTCCTAGATATCACCGGGCTGTCAGAAGCTGAATTCTATGAAGCCGTAGACGCTCATCGGCATGAAAAGCTGAAAGAACGCCAGCAGATCAAGCCAAAATCCAGAGAACACGCAGAGACGCTGACCCCTTATTCTCAGCAGGTGCTCAATGATTGACCGCTGGAATGCCTGGCGAGCCTATGAGCAGCCGCCGGAAGGATACTTGGCTGTAGGGATAAAAGACGTTATCAATACAGCAGATTTTTCAACAGAGATGGGCAGTCCGGCCTGGGCAGGCTTCACCCCTGGCAACGATGCCCGTGTGGTGACCAAGTTAAAAGAAGCCGGTTGCGTCATTGCTGGTAAAACGGTGAGCGCTGAATTTGCCGTCCATCATCCTGGCCCAACACTCAACCCGCACGACCCTACCCGAACCCCTGGTACATCTTCCAGCGGGTCTGCTGTTGCGGTCGCCTGTGGCATGGTACCAGCAGCCATAGGCACGCAAACAGCGGGATCAATCATCCGCCCTGCAAGCTATTGCGGTGTGTATGCAATGAAGCCCAGTTTTGGGCTTATCCCACGCACTGGGGTGCTAAAAACTGCGGATACATTGGATACGATTGGCTTCTTTACAGAAACTCCGGAGCTGCTGCGGACAATGCTGGACATCTGCCGGGTGGACGGACCAGATTACCCGCAAATCACCAAGCTGAAAACACTTGCTACCGTTAAACGGGTTGGGGTCCTTCGACCTTCTTGTCAGAAGGAATGGCCGGTTTATGCCTTGCGAATGTTTGAAACTTGGGTGGACAGGCTGGGTGAGTTCTTTGATCTTGATGAATTCGGGCTGGATGATGAGCCGATTCATCAGATTCACCGAACGATTTATCACAAATCCCTTTCCTATTATTTCCAACGGGAAATAGAAGCCGGACAGGTATCAGAGGCCTTCAAAGCCCAGGCAGAAGAAGGTAAGCAGATATCGCTGGAAGATTACCGGGCCGCGCTTCAAGCCCAGGAGCTTATCAGTGAGTCGTTCGACACCACTCTTCAGCAATTTGACGTCCTGGTGACACTGAGCAGCGGAGGCGATGCGCCGAAGGATGAGAGCCAAGCGCCCAGGGATACAAATTTAGTGTGGACACTGGCCGGAGCACCGGTCATCAATATTCCGGCGTTTGTATCTCCGGACGGGTTGCCGTTCGGGGTGTCTATCATTGCCCGTAAATATCACGATTACAAGCTTTTTGGCTTTTTGGACACGTTAATAAAAGCAGGACTGGCCCCGACCGGGCTGAATCCTAGGTTATAAGGAGGCGGATATGCTTACAAAAGAACAGATTCTCAGTATTACAGACCAAGCGATCAAAGAAATTGAAGTCCCAGAATGGAAAGGGTCTGTTTGTATCCGGGGTATGACGCTTGAAGACGTGGATTATTGCCAGAAGCTCGGTGAAGATGCCGAATCCTTGGAGAAAATGATCATCCGTTTTGTGTGTGATGAGCAGGGTAATTCTTTGTTCAGTGAGGAAGACATTCCTGCAATGAAGAGAAAATCCATCCAGGCCTTTAAGCGGATTGTGAATCAGATCAAAGCCTATAACTCCATTGAGGAAGCCGAAAAAAACTCCTAAAGCACCCTGGCCTACTCGTCTCATTTTCTCTGGCTAAAAACCTAGGAATGACGGTCGGGTGCTTACTTAGTGGAGAGCAAAAACCGCTTGCTCAACGAGAGCTGGCGCACTGGATCGCGTTCAACAAAATCGAACGTGACCAGCACGAGCAATCGATGCTTGCAAACCAAGCAAAAGCCAATTTGCCGCGCTATCAGAGGAAAGTGTAATGGATCTAACGGTCAAAATAGAGGGGTTGGAGAGTCTTCAAAAGGCCTTCAGCCTTCTTCCTCAGAGGGTTGCGGTCAAAGCGGCATCCAAGGCCGTGCGGGCTGGTGCGAATGTCATCCTGAAGGCCGCACGGATGAAAGTCCCTGTGGACACTGGAAATCTGAAAAAGAGTATTGCGGTTAAGGTGCTCAATAAAAGACGAGACGCAATGCAGGTGGCTGCCATCATCGGGCCGCGCGTAGTGAATCGGCGGAGTAAGGCAAAGCATGATGGCTTCTATGGCTTCTTTGTCGAGTATGGAACGAAAAAAGTTCGTTCTCAGCCCTTCATGAGGCCTGCCTACGATGAAAATAAAGTCGCAGCGCAACAAGCCATCATGGACATTGTTGGAGAAGCAATAGAACGTGAGGCGCAAGCCTTGTACGGGGTGAAATAGTGGTCGCAATAGGCAAGCTAAACGTTCAAGTCGGCGTGGACTTGGCAAAGTTCCGCGCGGACATGAATAGAGCGCTCAACACACTAAACACCAATACAGCCCAGATGAAGCGGTCTTTGACTGGGTTGCAGAACGATTTCAAGGCTGTTTCGACTGGTGTAAAAGCACTGGGCGCCACTCTTGCCGCAGTGGGCATCGGGGCTTTTGCGGCCGAGGTCATTCGTTCTGCTGATGCCTTCAACCAGCTACAAGCCAAGGTCAAGAATTCTCTTGATAGTGCCGATCAACTGGATGGTGTTTTTAAGAAGTTGACAGCATCCTCTAACAGGACTGGAACCTCTATTGATGCCGTAGCTCAAGCTTTTGTCCGATTACGCCCTGTTGCAAATGATCTTGGGGTGACGAATGACCAGCTAATCCAGTTCAACGAAACATTTGCCAAGATGGGCACATTAGCTGGCGCCACCGCAGAAGAAATCAAGCTGACCATGATCCAGCTTTCTCAAGGGATTGCGTCTAACCGTCTGGGTGGGGATGAGTTGCGCTCTGTTATGGAGCAGATGCCGTCTATTGCTCGAACCATTGCTGACTCAATGGGGATTCCCCTTAGCAAGCTGAAAGATGTCGCCAAAGAGGGGAAGATCACGGCAGATGTTGTATTAAATGCCGTGCTGGCGAAAACCAAGGAAGTTGATCAACAGTTTTCGCAATTGCCACTCAGCGTCGACCGGTCAGTTACACGGCTTGGCAACAGTCTCCAGAAGTTCATAGGAGATTTGAACAAGGCTACCGGCGCCACAGATCTGGTAGCAAAAGCTCTAGATGGGCTTGCTGGGTTTGTTGACCAGAATTCAGAGGCCTTCTCATTATTAGCGGCCCAGATTATACGAACGACGGTTGAAACACTAAAGGCTAATCCTGCCTTCTGGGGATTGGGGGATGCCATTGAGCGACTGACAACTATCAATGCTGCTCAGTGGATGATTGAGTTTGCATCCGGGCTAGACGTCATTACCACAAAAGCCCAAGTCGCCGCCAACGAGGTGGGCAGGTTTATGGCCACGCTAGGCAATACTGTTATAGCAGGGGGCAATACTTCAATTTTTGCCGGGCTAGATGCCAGCACTCAAAAGACCTTTGATTTAAAAAATCGCGCATTGGATGCTCAATTTGCCAGAAGGGAAAAAGATCGTGTCCAGGCTATGGTACGGGCGCTTGGCCCAGGCGCTGCTCTGCGTGATACGGCAGGAGCTGCGGGGAGAATTCGAGGGTTGCCCGGTGGCGATGGAAAAAAGAAAAAACAAAAAGCTGATCCGGACATTGCAGATTCCAAACAGCTCATTGAAAGCTTAAAAAGCGTATGGGACAAAGAGCGCGATGCTATCGCTGATGCTCAGCGGTTCCTGAGTAAGCATCTCATCACCCTTGAGCAATATAATGACGCCCTAAGAAAGGCAAAGCGGGATGCGCATGAGGCATTCAAGATTGAAGGGTTGACAGAGGCTTTGGAGACTTTCCAAAAGCCGATGAAAGAGTTTGCCGATAATTTCAAAACCGATCTAGGGGATGCCCTTAGTGATCCTGCTTTCCAACAGCAATTGGACATCCAGCAATTTACCGATGATTTGGTTCGGCAGACCGAAGAAACAAAACGATTGAGCGCTGCTAAAATGCAAGGCGCTGAAGCTTATGAGCTGATGGTCCGGCAGATACAAGCCGAAAATGATGTTCGGAGCCTGGGCATTGATTTGATGTCTGAAGAGGGGCAGCTTCTGGCAGGGCTGTCCTTTGACACTCTGACACTTCAAGACAACTTTCAAAAACTGCAAGAAAGAATGCAGAATTTCGGTCAAATCGGTCAGCAGGTGGCCGGAATTATATCCAATGGCTTAGAAGGCATGATTTTCAGGGGAGAGAAATTCAGCGAAGTGCTAAAGAATATGGCGCTGAATATGGCTCAATTGGTATTTCAAGAGGCGGTGTCAAAGCCATTCGCTAAGGGCATGGGCAGCTTGTTTTCAAGTATTGGCGGCTCCCTTTTGAAGGCACTTCCAGGGTTTGCAGATGGGGGCATGATTCCTGCTATGCAACCCGCCATCGTCGGGGAAAGAGGCCCTGAGCTGTTTCTGCCTGGGCGGACTGGATCCATTGTCCCTAACCACCAACTAGGTGGTGGCGTGACTCTCAACCAATATTTCACCATCCAAACCATTGATAACAGAGATTTTGAAGACCGTCTGGCTGAGCATGCCAAGTTCATTGGAAATGTGTCAGTTCAGGCAGTGCAAAAGCAAAGCAATAGGATGGGCCAGCGTGGCCCAATGGAAAGAGCCAGAGGGTAACATGAACGATAAAACAATTCTGATTACCGGCGGAACCGGTTCTTTTGGACATGCAGCCATTCGTGAAATCTTAGAGCGCTGGAAGCCGGCTCGATTGATCGTCTACTCCAGAGACGAGCTTAAGCAGTTTGAAATGCAGCAGAAATTCAATGACCCCTGCATGCGCTATTTTATTGGAGATGTACGTGATCAAGATCGCTTGAAACAGGCGATGCGTGGGGTGGATTATGTAATCCATGCAGCCGCCTTGAAGCAGGTGCCTGCTGCCGAATACAACCCGTTTGAATTCGTTAAAACCAATGTTCATGGGGCAGAGAATGTCATCAGAGCAGCGTTGGATACGGGTGTTGAGCGGGTAGTCGCTCTGTCTACCGACAAGGCAGCAATGCCTATCAACGCCTATGGCGCTACGAAGCTAATGAGCGACAAGCTTTTCACCGCCGCGAATAACTGGGCAGGTAGTTATAAAACCAAGTTTGCCGTGGTTCGCTATGGCAATGTGGTGGGCTCTCGTGGTTCGGTCGTTCCGTTTTTCAAAAAGCTAATTGAATCCGGTGCTGACCACTTGCCCATTACTGATGAGCGAATGACCCGGTTTTGGATTACCTTGCCGGAAGCTGTCAATTTTGTATTTGACAGCTTTGACACGATGCAGGGCGGGGAAATCTTTGTTCCGAAAATTCCGAGTGTCAGGATTGCCGATCTAGCCAAGGCAATGGCGCCGAATCTTCCCCAAAAGATTGTCGGCATCCGCCCAGGGGAAAAGTTGCACGAACTAATGTGCCCGGCTGACTTGGCCCCGCTGACATTGGAGCAATCAAGCCGGTTTATTATCGCGCCGGATAAAGCCAGCCTTGCCAGATTTGACGGGAAATCAGTCGAACACGGTTTTGAATACCGTTCAGATAATAACCCGCATTTCCTGTCGGTTAATGAGCTTCAGGGGAGCGCAGCGTAGTCGGCCCATCGGTATAGGCGGTAAACATCTGTCCACTTTGGAGAACCGCATCTTCTCCGGTTCTCATTAGGGCCGTAGGACCCCAGAAGAAAGTGCTCCAGAACAAAGCCTTATCCTTGCCTTTTTGGATAAGAGATCCGCTTAACGGGATTTTCTGTCCGTTATCAGCAGTCACGTCTTTAAAGGTAACGGATATAGCGCCACCCATTCCTTTGCCAGCCTTGCTTTCAATGAAGGTGACAACGCCTTTTGCTTTATTCCCTGCGCTGATTAGCGGTTTTTTGTCGGCAGAATAGATCGTTTCGGCGACATCAAACAAAACGATTTGATTGAGTGCTGTTGTCTCTGAGCTTAAGGCGTTATTTAAGCGCAAAACCAGCGGCGTTCCGCTATCAATGGTGTTGTCCGCCCAAGATGGCAGTGCCAGGCAAAGCGTCAATGCCAAAAGAAATCTTTTCAAACCAAGTACTCCTATGTTTACCAAACCTTATCCATGAGCTTGACATTTTACCATGAGCGGTACATTTGACACTTCCATTGTAAGAAGCGAAGAGCTGGAAAGTATTTGGTTAACCTATCGCCAACGCTCTCTTTCTCAGCAGCGCTTTGCAGTCAGGCAGCAGGGGCATCGGTGGGGAATCACTATAACCACTAAGCCGATGGAGCGGGCAGAGTGGCAAAAGCTACTGGCATTTCATAGTCAGCAGCGCGGGCAGTACAACACATTTAGCTATACCAGCGTTGCAATGGCAGCGCCTTTAGGCAGCTTAGCGGGTAGCACCTATAGCGTAACAGTTTCCGGCACTTCTCACGCTACCGGCGGAACGACTGTCGCTTTTACCGGCCTTCCTAACTCGTCTGTCGTGCTTAAGGCCGGGGATTTACTGAAGTTTGCTAACCACGCCAAGGTGTATGCAGTGGAGTCCACGAGTGTGACCAGCTCAACATCCGGAACGGCAACGGCGACAATCTTCCCGGAACTGGTTGCTACATTGGCCAATGGGGAGGCGCTTACTTATCAAAACGTGCCTTTCACGATGTCATTTGCAGATGATACACCCAGGTGGCCAGTTGACGTGACTGGATTGATGGAAGCTCAGCTATCTCTGGAAGAGGTCTTCTAAATGACACAGCGGGGGATGTCTTCTCAGTTCTCAACAGAGCTTTCGCAAGACAGCATTACCATTTACCATCTCTATCGGGGCGAATTCCCTGATGGAAACCTGTATTTTACCGATCTGCCATATGACACATCATTTGGCGGCAACACTTATTCCGGGGTTGGGAATGCGCTTGGGTATGATGCCATTGAAGAGGTGTCAGGACTTCAGGCCAATGGTGTTCGGGTTTACTTTAACGCGGCCAATGCCTCAATACTTGCTCTGTTGTTGGGTCAGAACCTTATAGACCGGCCTGTTTATATCTATCGTGGGCTGGTTGATACAAGCGGGCAGCAGGTATCCGACCCGCTGTTGATCTTTGAGGGCCGTACAGACGGAATCCAGCTTTCTGAAGATCCGGAAAAGCGGAACATGCAAATCAGCCTGGAATGTTTTGATGAAAACGTAGACTTTGAGCGGGTAAATGGACGCCGAACCAACCATGAAGAGCAGCAGATTTATTTCCCAGGGGATAAAGGGTTTGTGTTTATCGCTGATAACGTTGACAAGGTAACGGTCTGGAAATGATGAAAATCAAGGATCATCATCGGGCATTGACCGATTACATTAATGCAACGCTGGGCTTGCCTTTTGAGTGGGGTGTGCGGGATTGCGTAACCTATGCCATAGGCGCATTGGAGTCCATGATCGGCATGGAGGGTGAAAAGCCAGAATTTACCTATCGCACCCGCGAAGATGCAATGGAATTTGCAAAAAGCTGGCGCCTTAAGGATGGGATGATTGCCCAGCTTAATGCCTATGAAGTCCCGCATCATTTTCACCAGCCTGGAGATATCGCTATTGTTGAGCGTGACGGGCTTGAATGTGCACATGTTGTGTTCGACCGCCGGGCGTATGCACCTCTTTTGGGTGACAGGGTAAGACCTTTCAACATGAAGGCGCTTTATGAAGAGTGTCCGGACGTCAAGATTTTAAGGTTTGATTGATGACCTCTTGCTTACGGGCCTTCTTGTTGGCTGCACTGCTATTGGTGCTTTTGCCGCTCCCCGCTCATGCTGAGCCCATCAGTATCATTCTATCTGCTATTGCTGCGGCTGTTTCCATTGCAGGCATCGTCAAAGCGGTTGTTGGTGCAGTTATTGCCGCAGGATTAAGTTTGGCTGCAAATGCGATCTTTGCAAGCAAGCCAAGGCGGCCATCGTTCGGCGGGATTTCAAACCTGTCCCGTGAAATTATTGAAAACAAGCAAGGCACAGTTGAATATATCCCTGTTGTTTACGGGCAACATAAAGTAGGCGGAGTTCGGGTTTTTGAAGAAGTCAGTCAGAGCCGGCTCTTTTTGGTAACTGTCTTCTGCGAAGGTCCTATCAGCTCAATAGATAAAATATATATAGACGGGGTTGACGCGACGGATGATCGCTTCGATGGACTGGTAGAAGCCTATACTTTTTTAGGATCTGACGATCAAAGCGTAACGGAGTGGACGCACGCAATCGGTAGCGGCCCTGCCGACTTTCTGGCCGCCAACCCTCCAGGCTGGACAGCGGATCATCGTTTGCGCGGCTGTGCGGGCGTGGCGCTAAGATTAAGAAAAAATACAAACAAGTTCCCGCGAATTCCGGTTATAACAGGCTTGGTCAGCGGGAAAAAAGTGTATGACCCACGGGATCTCACCACTAAATACACAACCAACCCGGCTCTATGCGCAAGGGATTACTACACTAGCACCCGTTATGGCGCCCGTATTCCCAGTAGCCGGATAGATGATACTAGCTTTATTGATGCCGCCAATTATTTTGACCAGACGGTCAACTATGGCAACGGCAATCAAAAGCGCTTTGAGATGAATGGTATCCTCGATACGTCTCAGCGGGTTTGGGACAACATTGAGGACATGATGAGGTGCTGTAACTCGTTACCAAAGCGGGTTAACGGGAAACACGGTATTCTACCTCTAAAAACAGAAACCGTGGCTTTTACTTTCACGGATGACAACGTGACTGGCGGCATTCATGTTGAACGGCTTGGGAAACGCTTCAAGAAAAACAAGGTTAATGGCCAGTTCATTAACCCTGATAACAATTGGCAGGCTGACTTGTATGTGGCTTCAGATGCAACCTACAAAACCCAAGACAATAATCTAGATCTGACCACGGAGCTGGAGCTGCCAATGGTTACCAACTGGTATCAAGCAGCTCATCTGACTAACGTTGCCTTAAGGCAGTCTCGTCTGGAAGAAAAATACACATTCAATGCCACACATGAATCTCTCAAGCTCGAAATCGGTGACGTGGCTCAGATGACGCACAGCTTGTATGGGTTTTCTGGTAAGCAGATGCGAATTACCAGTTTAACCATTAACCCAGATGGCGCAATAGGTGTAGGGGCTGAGGAGTACGATGCAGATGTCTACAATACGACATCAGCAAACGAGCCCAATCCCGGAAGCAGTACCACTTTCGGTAGCCCATTTGAGATAGACCCTCCTGGCACTCCATCCATTTCCCAAAGCTTTACAACCAATAGCGCCGGTTTTGTGGTCAATGTTGTAACGCTTTCATGGACTGAACCTGTCAGCGCCCAAGTTGCCAGATATATTGTGGAATACAAGCTATCCAGTTCTTCCGATTGGATAAAAGCAGGGGAGCCAGAATCAACAACATTTTCAATTTCTGACATTGTCGCTGGAGTCTATGATTTTGCTGTTTCTGCGGTAAACACCATTGGTCGAATTAGCGACAGGTCCACACGCACCAGTATCGGAATAACCAATAATACAGACGCACCAGAGGATGTAACCGGATTCACTCATGAATTTACCAGCGGGGAGCAAATCACCCTACGCTGGGATAGAAATTCGGATGTCACAGTTGGAGGGGGTTACCGAATCCGGCTAAGTAACAAAACCAGTGGTGCGGCTTGGACGGATTTTCCGCAGCTTAATATCCTGGTTCCTGAGCGAGCGACTACGGTTACTTTGGGTCTTCTGGAAGGCACTTATATGATCAAGGCTGAAAATCTTGCCGGAGTGCAAAGTGAAAACGTTGCCAGTATTCCTATTGTTCTTCCCGATCATGATGAATGGGTCAATGTCACATCAGTGACAGAATCGACCACTTTTGGCGGGTCACATTCCAACACAGAAAGCTCTACTGGCACCCTGACTCTTTCTGCGACAAGTAGCGGCGGGTATTACACCAGCGGCACTTATCTGGGTACTAGCTTGGTGCTATGGGATGACTTCACCGGGCTGATCGACAGCTATACCACTACCACCATAGATGAAATGGTTGGCAGCGGTATTGATCTTGGTGGCACCTATTCCTTTAAGCTTACTCGTGATTCCAGCGGAACGCTCTCCAACACGGCATCCAACTGGGATAGCTTCACCGATAACATTGATACCTATACCAGTGTGAATGTAGATGACATGGCCGGACGTTCCACTGTCGATGTGAAGCACTATTTTGCCACCAGCACCCAAAACAGCACCGGCCCTTTTGGGGAATTTCAGCAGTTGCAGACGGTGGAGTCAGTCGGGCGATATCTGAAGTTCAAAACCACTATTGACACTGAATCCAACACGGAAAACGTGAATATTCAGGAATTGGCCTTCCATGTTTGGATGAAGCGCCGGGCTGAATCAGGGTCTAACATTTCGGTGTCGTCATCCGGAGGCACTATTTCATTTGCGGCCCCGTTTTATGCAACTCCCAATATTCAAGTGTTTCCCTTTAACGGCTCTGCTGGCCAGTATGTAACTGCTACCACCAGCCAAACCAGCCGTACTGGCTTTTCAGTAGCTTATTTTACTTCTTCAGGCGGGCAAACCAGCGGAAAGATAAGCTGGGCGGCGTTTGGTTACGGAAAGGAAATTTTATGATCCCAGGTGAATTGTATTTCACGACCAGAGGCATTGCTGAAATCCAATCGTTCTACACGGAAGACGGGACAGACAAAGTTCGGTTTTGGCTGCATAGCGTGGATAAGGAAGACGGTGTTACGGCAGATGGCGGCTATACACTAATGAGCACTATCCCAACTGTCTTGCAGGAATGGATTGATGATTTTCCCAGGGACATTGAAGAGCGCCGCTGTTCAGTTGCGGCTATTAAAGATAGATACCCTCAGCAGCGGGACAAATGCAACGCTATTCTGGAACGCATTAAAGCCACCAAAACAGCCGATGCTCAGGTGAAAGTTCGTCACTTTGAAGATAAAAAGGTGATGCCATGAGCCCTTTACATGACTACAACCTCGCAAATCAAACGCCGGCCAGCTACAGAACCGATCACAACAACCTCAATCTAGCCATAGCCGGTTGTAACGCCTCATCCAGTGGAATCACGACCACTTACGCCCACATGCTTTATGCGGACGTGTCGTCAAGCGGTTGGATGCGACAACGGAACGCGGCAGACAGCACGTTTAACTATTTATACAAAACTGATGCGGCTGGAGGAGTCTGCACCTATGCGGGCAGTCCGAGCACAAATCATATTGGCAGATTTGTCGGGCAATTTGTGTTTGACACCAGCAACACTGTCTACTACTACAACACACTGGCCGGAACCTCCTCTCAGGCGACATGGTCCATGGTTGCGTCCAGTTCGGCATATAATGCCAGTGGTTTTCCAAAAGGATATATCCATGGCCTAATCCCAACTTATGCTAGTGCGGCCAGCTTCACCATATCAGCCGGGGGCTGTCGAGATTCTGGAAATGTGGCAGATATCTCTATTTCTACCGCTTATACGGTAAATATTACCGTGTCTGGTGCTGGCGGGTTGTCTACCAGCGAAACCGAATCCACTAGTGGTAGTTGGTATTACTGTTTCGCTATGCGTAAGAGCGGAGACGGGACGGTCAATTTTATTCTGACCGCTTCCTCCAGCGGTGCAGTCTTGCCGAGTGGATATGACCAGACCAGAATGCTGCCCTTCGCCATCCGGAACACCACCCAGGCGAATTTTCTGCGGTGGAGCGTAATAGAAGGCTGGCCGCAGCGGCCATATATTAAATATGACGAAACACATCAGGATCCTGGGAGCGCTGTTGGCACTTGCAATCTACTTGATGGCGGATCGGCCAGCACATATACGGCCGTAACAATGACTTCTTTTGTTCCTCCGATATCAAATATTGCCAGAATCTTGGTGGGGAATACGGCCGCCACTGCTCAGATAGAGGTGTCAATTCGGCCCACAGGGCAGACTTACCAAATGGTGCACCAAACACAGCCAAGCCAATGGCATCCGACGACAGTTACAAATTTATCAACCAGCAAGCAATTTGATTACGCCGTTGGAAGCGGCTCCGTTGATATCGATATCGACGGTTATTATGTTACCGAGCTGTGAGGATGAAAATAGTTGTTCTGGGCGCCAGCGGCATGCTTGGTTGCGCCTTGATGGCCGAAGGGCAAGGACGCGGGCATGAGATGACCGGGGAGCGGGTAGAGCTAACCGATGGAGCAGCCTTAAAGGCCCACCTGGAAAAACACCAACCCGATCTTGTCATCAATTCGGCAGCATTAACCGATCTGAGGAGATGCGAGGCGGACGCCCGGCTTGCTTACGCTATCAACGCAAAGCCAGTTGAAATAATGGCGCAATACAGGTTGATTCAGATTTCCAGTGATCAATGTCAAGGGGAATTGTTCAATGAGTATGCTCGATCTAAGTGGTATGGCGAATGTTATGCCATGGATGGACTGGTTATCCGGACTAATATTGTTGGCCTTAACAATATGGGATGGGCCATAGAGGCCATTGAAAATGACTCTCCAGTTACCTTGTTTGACGACTATCACACATCCAGCATTGATATCTGGAGCTTTTCGGAAATCCTGTTTGACCTGCTGGAACAGCATCCGGGCGAGACAGGGATTCTAAACATTGCCAGCAAGGACACGGTGAGCAAAAAGGAATTCGTCGAGGCTCTAGCTGGCAGGATGGGAAAGAAATTGACCAATGCCAAGGCTGGCAGTGTGAAAGACTTGTTGCCCAAGAGAAACCTGAATAACAGGCTGGATGTCAGCAGGATTGAGGGCTTACTAAACCGGAAGATGCCGGATTTAAACAAAGTGGTTAATTCATTGGCGGAAAGGCGGAACCTATGTACCAACCAATCACGATTGGCGATCGTCTGATCACAGATGACAGCCAGACTTTTTTCATTGCAGATATTGCCAGCAATCATGACGCGGATTTAAACCGGGCCATTGACCTGATCCACCTAGCGGCCGAGGCCGGGGCAGACGCGGTGAAATTTCAGCACTTTTTAGCGGACGAAATTGTCAGCGATGAAGGGTTTCAGAAAGTCGGTAAGCAGTCTCATCAAACCGACTGGCCTTTGTCGGTTTATGAAACTTACAAAAAATACGAACTCAACCGGGAATGGACCGCCACACTGGCAGAAGAAGCTAGAGAAGCCGGGGTTGTGTTTATGTCTACCCCGTATGACTTGGAAGCGGTGGAGCATTTAGATCCTTATGTCCCGGCCTGGAAGGTGGGCTCCGGGGATTTTGGTTGGGCTCCTTTGTTGAGGGCTCTCCTTGAGACAGGCAAACCGGTGATAATGGCGACAGGGGCAACGTCAGAAAGTGAGATCATAGGGTTAACCTCCAGTTTAGCCTTTTCGGCACCTAACAGCCCCATTGCCCTCATGCAGTGCAACACTAGCTACACTGGTAGCCTGGAAAACTTCAAGTACATTAACCTGCGTGTCATCAACTGGCTTCGAAATACATTCCCAGGAATGACTGTAGGCCTTTCCGACCACACCCCAGGTCATGCCACCGTGCTGGGCGCGGTAACACTTGGCGCCAGGCTGATTGAAAAGCATTTCACTGATAACAACAGCCGGATCGGCCCGGACCATGCTTTTTCTATGAATCCCAAAAGCTGGCGCGAAATGGTTGACCGATCTAGAGAGCTTGAAGCGGCTTTAGGCGACGGCATTAAACGGGTAGAAGAGAACGAGCGGGAAACCCGTATCCTGCAACGTCGTGGCAGGTGGATAGTCAAGGGCGTCGAAAAAGATTTGAGGCCTGCATTATGATCCGTGGCGATTCTGTAGGGTTGCGGGCTGTTGATTATCAAGACCTGACCAAGCTGCTGGAATGGCGTAACAGGCCAGAGTATCGATGCTACTTCCGTGAAAATCGGGAACTGAATTGGGAACAGCAAAAAGCGTGGTTTTTTGAAAAGGTCTTAAAAGACAAAAATACCCGCATGTTTACCATGGTCCGCTTGTCAGACGGACTATTAATTGGTGCTTGTGGGCTTTGCTATATCGACTGGGTGAACGGCAGCGCTGACTTCTCTATCTATATTGGCCATGATGACTTGTACATTGATGAAACGTTAGCTCCAGACGCGGCAAAGACCATGATCCGTTATGGTTTTGATGAAATGCGGTTGCATCGGCTTTGGGCAGAAGTGTACGGCTTCGATAAGCAAAAACAGGCCATGTTCAAGAGCCTGGGCTTTAACGTGGATGGCGTTCACCCGGAAACCAACTGGCATGATGGCCAATGGCATGATTCGGTCTATTTTTCCATGTTGAATAACGACCAGAGGTAAACATGACCCAACACGACTACAATTTGGCAAACCAGACTCCGGCAAGCTTCCGGACTGATATCAACAACGCTTTGGCGGCCATTCAAAGCGTAAACTCTAGCACGACCGCACCAACCGCAACCACGCCAGGAATGCCCTGGTACGATACTGGAAACGACGTGGTCAAGCGGAGAAATTCTGCTGATAGCGGCTGGATTACAGAGCCTTATACCAACCGTGCCTCAGTTCTGGAGATCTATGACGATTTCCTCGGAGTGGCTGGCGTGGATTTGCTGCCGGGCGATACGGCTTGGGAATATGATAACAACGGCGCCGGATCTGCCGTAACAGGAGCTGCTTCACACATTACAGATGGACATCCTGGTGTCGTTGCGCTTGAAACTGGCACCAGCACAAACGGCTATGCCTCAAATTTCAAATCGCGTTACGGTACTTTTATACTGGGCGGTGGAGAACTCACGCTAGAGGCCGTGATCAAGCTAAGTGCCGTATCCAACTCTACCAATGAATACGAAGCCTATGTTGGTATGATGGATCAGGTTGTTGTATTCGGGCTGCCAACCTATGGCGGCACAGTGAGCGACGGCGTCTACTTCCAGTACAAACGGGCCACTGATGGTGATTTCTGGAGTATTGTCACAGTTAAAAGCATTGGCTCCCAAACCAAAACCGTTACTGCGACTGCGGTTAGCACTAACTGGGTTAAGTTGAAATATGTGGTCAATGCAGCAGCAACATCTGTTGAGTTTTTTATTAACGGTACAAGTGTTGGCACCAGTACGCAAAACATACCAACATCTGCAAGTTCTGGCTCAGGGGTTGTAACTCCAGCGTTTGGTATCGCTAAAACCGCTGGCACGACAGAGCGAATAATGTATGCAGACTTGTTCAGCGTTAGGCAGTTGCTCACTACAAGCCGATGATTGTGGTGCTAACGACCTTTTTGATAATGGCGGCTCCTCCTCCAGAGGAGCTTAACGGCGTAGCCGTGAAGTTACCACCAATACAGCCACTGGAAATCAGACGGGAAAACGGGCGGATATTGCTAACACCAAAAAGCGGGGCAGATAGTAATGGCAGACCTTAAAGATAAAGCGACATGGGGACTATCAGGGGCGATAGTGGCGGGAATTATTAATCTAGGCATCTTCGCAATGAAATCAGATGTCAGTGACCTACGGGCAGAAATATATCGGGAATTTGTAACCCGAAAAGAATACACAGACACCGTCCAGAACTTTGATCGAAAGCTGGATAAAGTAGTAGACGCTTTGTATAACAGGAAATAAGTAACATGCTTTTATTATTGGCATCAGGGAGACCGTCTCCTGCACTTGCATCGTCTATATTGTCCCTTGCTTCATCCTACTGGGATTTCAATGAAACCACTTCTTCTCACGCGGACAGTAAGGGTGTTCTGTCATTAACAAGCGGCGGGACTACGATCTCAAGGGATGGAACTAAGGTTGGCTTTACAACCCCTGGAAGTACAGGCGGCGCGATTATTGCAGATGCTAATACTTACTTTAACTCCACGAAATTCACTTCTGCCGTATGGTTCACTCCTTCTGATTTATCGGCAACGGCTGCAATTATTCAAGGGATGCTGCCTGGCAATGGCGTGGTGGGCTCTTGGTCAATAAATACTTCGACTTCGGGGTCAGGGTTTGAACTTTCTGTTTGGAATGGCGGAAGTAGAGGCGTTCTTAATGCAAGTGGATCAACATCTACCGGCACCAAATATCTCATCATCGTTAAGTATGAGCTGATAAATGCGGGCTCAAACACAAACAATTGTCAAATTCGATGGACAAGTGATGGTTCAACGTGGACCACAGCTTCTGCAACGGATGCTGTCCCTATGACCACAAACTCAGCCTGGGAGCTTAGAACGAATTGGGCATCGGGCACGGCCGGAAGTACGCCTGGCAGTCATTGGCGCTGGCTGTTCTACAGCAACAAGTACACAACGACTGATGAAGATCAGGACATTTGGAATGCCGGCAGCGAGTAAAAGGCCTCAAAGCCCAAGCCTCAGCAAAGGGGCGGAAAATTAGGTCTGTAAATGTTCTGTAATTCTTGGTTTCCGCACCTAACCCAAATTTTATATGCCCTTGTCTGCGGCAATAAGTGCCCAACATGCGGTCCCAAACTGTAAAGAACATCCCGAAGTTCTTATCGAAATGTTCTGGGTTATCGCTGTGGTGCACCTGATGGTCGGCGGGGCTGACGAAAATCAAACCAAGTGGCCCGTAATCGATCCAGTGGTGCGTGTGCTGAAGAGTATAGAGAATCCCATAAAGTACGAAGTACAGAAAATCAAAGATGGGTGGAGTGGTTACTGTAGCGGTATATAGATACTGATACGCCCCATCCACGCTGCCAGCAAAGAGGCCCAGGACAAAATAAAGAATATAAAGAGCAGGGTGATGCCGCGAACCTGTCATAGGGGTTAGCACTTCCGCAGAATGATGGACTTTGTGGAAGACCCAGAACAGCGGGACTTTATGCATCGCATAATGAAGGACGAACATCCCAAGGTCAAAGAGAATGAGCTTTAAAAAAAAGACCAAGACCGCTGCACCGATTCCGCCTTCACCTAATACGCCGGCAGGCAGAAAGAGTGATAACAAGTTAGCCATTCCTTTCTCAAAAAAAGGCTTGGAGTGATAAAGGGAGCCTATAATCGGCAGAGCCAGGATAAAAGGCGTGAGCTTAAGAAAAACAAAATCGTTCAGTGTTGACACCCTGAAATAGACATCTTTGGGAAACCATGACGCTTTCGCACTGGTTTTCCTGCCCGTCAATCGCTGGAACAGGAAATAAGGCCCCGCCACAAGAAAACAACCCAACACATACAGTAGAAGGGTTTCGACTTCAGGTAGCGCGGAAAACAGAATCGAAATATCAGGCATATGGCATCCATAGCTATACCGCATTTAAAACCCAACAAGTTTAAACATTGCCAATCTGTTACGAAGCAGTGGAGCCAGAGGAAATGATAAACGCTTTCTTTAAAAGAGACCCTAATAGCATCGAAGGCCTGTTCACCCTCCAGGAGAACGGCGAACCTATCTTCAAGCGCCTCCGTGCCCGCTCCGGCCAAGCAGGTTTCACGAAAACTAATTGGAATAGAGGCAAAAGCCCTATTCCTTTTGGCAATTACCTGCTTTGGCTGGACAGCCCGCTTGATATCGGAAAACGCGCAGGCGCTAAAGGCATCGGAGAGTTTTACAACATCTCCTCGACGACAGATAACCGCCGCATCATCGCCAACCCTGGGGGTATTGAAAAGCGCTGGGATATTGGCTTACACGCTGAAAACAGTTACCCCGGATCCGCTGGATGCATTGTCCTAGTTGATGTCGATCACGCCTATGAAAAGGTATTCCCTTATCTCAGGCAATTGGGGAAGCGGGTACAGACGATAGAGCTGAGGGTGATATGAACATCAAGCACGAAATCCCCAAGGGAGAAGAGAGGCAGCATATCGAAGAACTCTTTTGCGAGTGCTGCCCATATTTCGTTGACACCACTGTGTTTCATAATGCTTTGAGGGAAACAAATGACCACCTTCATCTTTGATGGTTTTGAGTTTGAAAATGGGGACCTGATCTTTGTTCGTGACAAGTTCAGCCTCATTGGTGCGCTCATCCGCAACGCTCAAGGCGACTTCGACTACCAGCACGTCTGCTCGTTCTGGTTTATCAACGGAGAACCCAAGATCCTGACCACCGGAGCCCGCTTTGATTGGTCAAAAATGGATTGGGTCTATGGAATGGTAGATGCCAAGCCCTATCTTCAAGCTCGATCCTATGCCGTGGGCCGCCGGACTGACCTTACCCCTATCCAGCAATTCAGACGGATGGATACCTTGCTTAAACTGGAATACCGGAAAGCCGGTTATGCAGAAGGGAAAGTTATTCGGTTAGCCATCAAAGGACGGACGACGGCCCGTGTTGTGAATCAATTAAACAAGACCCCTGACCTGTTCCCTACACAGGTTTTCTGTGCCGAGAGCGAAGCCTATGGAATCGGAGAAGGCAAGCGGGCGGATGTCGGATTCAATGAAGCCCTGGCAACCATAAACAGCAAGTATCCGAAAAAGAAAGAATACTGTACCCACACCCCAGAAACACTGTTCGACTCTCCAGAGACGTCGATCCAGTGGGTTGTGGATCGCTGATACTCCTCGATAATAAACAACTTAAATCTTTTAGCCCCGGCTTTTTATGGCCGGGGCTTTTTGTTTTTTTAGCTTCCAGGAAGCATTTTCGGGAGGTAAGGAAGTGCCAAGGGGTCACGCTCTTGGAAGTATCCATGTGCCCTTTCGTGCATCCACACGTCATCGACATACCGGATAAACACAGGCCAGAGGTCCAGCGGGTATTGCTTTGCATCAACTGTGTTTCCGTCCGGCAGCACATGGGAATAGTATTTGGAGTCCTTTGAGGCCTCGGGCATATGCTTTTTCAGCCAGTCTGAGAACATGCGCCCCACTGAAACATCAGGGCGCAATTCTTTGCCATCAGGCCCGATGTCTGCCATACGATGACCAAGTTGCTCCAGCCGTCCATAAAGGCGGATTGTCAGTTCGCTTATAACGCTGAAATACCCTTTGTCGACACGGTCCCAATTGGCATTGTATCGACGGATGAAGTTCGGCGTGGCGCTCATGCCCGGCAGTAGGTAGCCGCCTTTTTTGCGGATTGAAGGCAAGACCTCATGAGTAACCCATCGCTTAAAGGCTTTTGCCTCCGGCTTCCGGCTGCGGATAATCAGAGAGTATAATCCCGGCTCATTGATAACCAAAAAGCTCTGAGCGCCTATTCCCGCCTGACCATCACTATTAATGATGGTCGTCTTCTCGTCATCATCCAACGCTGACAGCGCTTGGCTCACGTTGTTCAATTCCAGGATTTTGCAGACATCAACGGCATAAAACCAAATCTGGCCGTCAATTTCTGCTGTCCTAACTTTATTGTCTCCGTGGTACTCGAAAACCTGGAGACTTAACTGCATAGCCATATTCTGCACTCCTTTCACAAGTGCAAAACTCTAACAATGTACGACTGCCCCTCTGGAAAGAGGCTCACTACTCGTATATACTGATCTCAACAATATTAGACAGCCGATTGTAGCATTAAGATTGAGTAATCACAATGTACATCGGCATTTTTTTTGGTTGGTTTTAGCTGCCCAGACAAACTAATAAAGCCACCCCTTACGGAATGGCTTTTGGGTAGTCTGAAGTTCGTCCCTCAGCCCTTCCATAATACCATTCCCCTCTTTTATTCCATAGAGGTATGAAAGTATAATGAATTCATAAGCCCGGCAGGCCTCTTGGGATAATCATCGGGGTTCACCCCATGACCTCAAAGCCCAAACCGCTGATAGGTCTTTTCGGGAGGTAAGTGACCGGCTA